AGACGCAAACTTAGGTGACTTTCAAGATTTTATTACTAAATGGGATAGTGCACATTTAACTAATTTACAAGATGAATGGGACAATGATAATTTAGTAAATGACGATGGTAGCCCTGCTGAAACAGAGGCTGATAAAATTGCTAGATTAGGTGCTAGACCAACATCTTACTCTTCATAATATTATAAATTTTTATTTATTTGATCGTAGGCGTGATCTTTATTAGGTCCGTTTTGATTTACATAATGTAAAAATACTTGAGCCATTCCCTCTCCTTTATATACACCAGGACGCCAATGTTCTTGTTCACATCCGGCATATAAAACAGCGTCTCCTTCTTCTAATTCAAATGATTTTTCTTCAACAATAATAGGCCATTTGTCATATTTTTTAATACAAGCAGTAACAGATATTTCACAAGCAGGTCTATCTGTATGTTTAGATAAAGTACCACCATATACATAGTATCTCCAATAACTGTAAGTAGGAAATAATTTTAATTTACACTCTTCTTCAACTTTGGATAATTTAGTATCTAATAGAGAATTCATTAAGGCGTCATGGTACCAAGCTGGTGAGAATGATTGTTCATCTAAAACATAGTCTTTATTAAAATCTAATTTATTATAACAATATTTCTGAAGAACATTTAGTTCTTCTTTACTAAAAAAATTTTTAATTAATTTATTATCTACTGTAGCCATGCAACTATACTATATCTGGTGCCTTTGGTAATAGGTTCGATACTATGAGGATACATGAAATTACTAGGAAAAAACACAATAGAACCTGCACTAAGTTTTAATCTTTTTATTTCTTCTTCATTTTGAGCTGTAAAAATTAAATCACCACCCTCATAGTTATTATTTAAATTCATAATAATACTTAAATGTCTTGGACTATTTGTATAATGATCTGTGTGCACTTCGTATTTACCACCTGCAGAATATTTTAATAAATCTATTTGATTTATTTTATAGCTAGACATTTTAGGAAATTTTATTTTATAATAACTGTACAATCTTTCTATCTCTTGTTTTATATAATTCCAATAAAATATATTAGTAGGAGTTTCAAAATTTAATTGATATCCTTTTACATTTCTTATTTTTTTATTTATCCCTGAATTAACTTTGAGATAAGTTTTAGATTTTGATTTTATTAAAGGTATTATTTTTTTAATAAACTCAGGGTTAATTATGTTTTTGATTTCAACGATAGCTTCTAAATGATTCATTTATCTTAACATCATCCAAGAAGTTAAGATATATTTACTATCTTTTAAAGGAGGATTACCTCTATGAACATAAGGAAAACCGGCAGGCCATATAACAATTCTACCTGTTTTAGGTTTTACTCTTTTTGAAAAATGTAAAAACTCTGTTTCTCCACCATCTTCAATATCATTTAAATATATAGAAAAAACAAAAGCTCTTGGTTCATTGTCAAAACCTTTACCATGTTCTACGTGCCAAAGATGATATCCTTCAGTAGGTAGTGTTTTTTGAATTTTTACACCTGTATAATAAAATTCATCTTGATATACATCACCAGCTCCTGTGTTCATTAAATAGTGTTTCCAAGCTAAATCATAATTTACTATAAGAGGTCTTAAATCTTCCCACCAAACATCCAGGTTTTCACCATTTGCAAAATATTGTTGATCTTGTTTTTTTAAAACAGATACTTTTTCAGATCCTATTCTATTTACAGTTTGATTAAATTTATTTTGAGTTTCAAAAATATTTATAGCTTTATCACATTCAGCTTTAGTAATGTAATTATCATATATCCCTATAAAATTATTTATATTAACTGTTTTTTCTTGATTATTCATTTGGTCTGTATAAGTAATTTATATTACTGTTTTGTAAAGTCAATATAGCGTCTCTAAAGGTTTGAACTATAGGGTACCCTTTTAAATTAAAAGAGGTATTTAGTAATAGAGGCACACCTGTTTTATCATAAAATAATTTTATAAGATCATAATAATTAGGATTTTGTTCTTTTTTTAAAGTTTGAAATCTACATGTTTTATCTTCATGCACACACGCAGGGACTGTATCAATAGCTTTTTGTTTAGCATCTATGGCAAAAGTCATATAGGGTGATTCATCTAAAGTATGCATTTTTAAATAATCATGTCTATGTTCGTAAAGTATTGTAGCAGCGGTTGGTCTCCACCATTGTCTTCCTTTTATTTTATTTACAATTTCTTTTGCATCTACATTACGAGGGTCAAATAACATCGATCTATTTCCTAAGGCACGCGCACCCCACTCAGAATGTCCTTGAAATATTACCACTAATTTTTGTTGTAGTAATAAATCCACTGCTTCTTCTTTATTATAAATAATTTTCATAATATAACGCAGCTCCTACTGCTGTTCCTCCATCGTAACATATTGGATCTACAAAAAAGTTGTACTCAGGGAAAAGCTTTACAAGTTTAAAATTGTTTGAACAATTTAAATGATAGCCTCCCGACAGTATAATGTTTTTACAATCGCTATAAGTTTTTGCTTTTTCAATTAGCTCAATAACATCGTTTAATGTTTCTTCCTGTGCTGTATTTGCAATTTCTAAAACTTCTTTATCTAAATTATTTTTACCATTTTTATATGCAGCTATACCCATTAGTTGACCTTCTTCGCCATAATTAAAACCTGCTTTTTTTAAATAATGTATGTATTTTAAACCTGCTCTTAACTTACTACTAAAAACCGTATCTATATTTTCTAAAACTTTTAACTGTTCAATCTCAGGGAAATGATTAAAATAATCGTTTTGTTTATTTGAAATGTATCTATATTTATTCTGTGCTTCATGTTTATTAATTAAATAGATACTTTGAAGAACTTTAAAATTTTTATCGTAAACATTTTCTCCACCACCATCAGAAATTAAAGCAATTGCTTCATTAAATTTACTAAAATATAAACCACAAATAGCATGATAAATATGGTGATTATCTAGATAAAAAGAAAAATCTTTATGATTAACTTGAGTTAGTATGTGATTAACTATAGGCATTTCTATTTGTAAATGACCTCTATTATAAGAAGCAAATATTACCATATCAAAAGTAATATCTTTAAAATAATCTAAAGCCTTATATTTATAATTGTATATACCGTGATTATTTTCCTCAGGCATATAATCTTTAATGTAATTAAATCTTTCTTCTTCGTAATATTCTTGTAACGTTCCATCTTTTAAAAACGCAAAAGAACAATTATGTGAGATGTTAATACCTAATATTTTTTTCATTTATGGAAAAATAAACTTGTAGTAAATCTATACGATGGCCCTAATATATTTTGAGCTTTAATAGTGTGCTTAATAGATCCATCAAAAATTATCGCTCTGTTAGGAGTATATGGACTTGACTCTAAAATGTCCTTACCATTGTCTTCATAAAAAACAGTTTCTCCTCCCCATTCAGGATTCCAGGTTAGGTTAGAATAATGTAAAAATACTATTTGATCTGGATGATTGTGTATAAAATTAACGTCTGTATTTTTGGTTAAATTAATTACACACTTATCATAGTTATTAATGGTTATATTTTTATCTTTTAATTTATCTAAAACGAGATCTAATATTTTAACGCTTTTTAAATCTTCAAAAGTATAGGGACTAAATAAACAAGGATGCGCTCTATGCTGAACTTCGTTACTGTCATCCCAACCAATTCTAAAATTTGAACGAATAATAGTATTATAAAGTTCGCCTTGAATACTAGGCTTTAAAAAATTATCATATTTTTCTATTTTAAACATTTATTTTCCTACTTTCATTCTCTAAAAAACTAATATATAAGCTAGTATATGCTACAGAAATTAAAATTCAAGCCAGGATTTAACAAACAAGATACTGAGTCAGGGGCAGAGGGCCAGTGGACTGATGGTGATTTTGTAAGATTTAGATATGGATTGCCTGAAAAAATAGGTGGTTGGTTACAATTAACAGCTGCTAATAAAACATTACCTGGAGCTGCTAGAGCACAAGTTGCATTCTCAAGTTTTGCAGGTGAAAAGTATGCTGCAATTGGAACGTCTCAAGGTTTATTTTTATATTATGGTAATGATTTTTATGACATCACTCCTTTAGATACAGCGATTACAGGATGCACATTAACTACTGTTAATGGATCAAATGTCTTACAGGTTAATAAAGGTTCACATGGATTAGAAGTTGGAAGATATGTAACTCTTTCTTCTGTAACTGTTACAGGTGCTTCAGACTACACAGCAGCAGAATTAGAAAAAACCTATGAAATTTTAACAGTTGCAACTGTAGATAAATTTACCGTTCAAGCAGTAAGAAATGAAGGTGGAACTGGTATGACTGCTGCGGGTGCAGCAACGGTTAATCCATATGTCGAAGTTGGACCAACAACTCAAACCACTGGATTTGGTTGGGGCACAGCTACATGGGGAGCGTCAACTTGGGGTACCGCTAGGGCTACAAGCTCTGTGACTCTAGATCCAGGAAACTGGAGTCTAGATAACTTTGGTCAAGTGTTAGTTGCAACTATATTTAATGGTAAAACATTTACATGGGATGCCGGCGCAACAAACGCTAGAACAATTAGAGCATCATTAACAACTACAAATTTTCAAACTACTAACAACCCAACGGCTACTAGATTTACATTAGTATCTGATCGTGACAGACATTTATTTCACTTTGGAACTGAAACAACTATTGGTGACACTACGACACAAGATCCAATGTTTGTAAGATTTTCTAATCAAGAAGATTTAAATACATACACACCAACAGCAACCAACACTGCGGGTACATTTAGATTAGATACCGGTAATGAAATAAGAGCAGCGCTTCAAGGTAAAGACTATGTGTTTGTTATAACCGATCTTGCTGCATATGTAATTCAATTTGTTGGTCCACCATTTACATTTAGTGTTAGACAAGTTGGTACAAACTGTGGGTGTATCGGCCAACATGCAGCTACCTTTGTTAATGGAGCTATATTCTGGATGGGATCTCAAGGTGGATTTTTTGCTTTTGATGGTACAGTTAAATCATTACCTTCACTTGTAGAGGATTTTGTGTTTAGCACAGATGGAGATAATCTTGGACTAAACTTTAATTCAAGTGATGTTGTCTTTGCAGGTGCAAATAATTTATATACAGAGGTAAATTGGTTTTATCCTAAATCAGGATCTGATCAAATTGATCGATGTGTAACGTATAATTACTCTGAAGACTGTTGGACAACATCGTCTTTAGATAGAACTACATATCAAGATCAAAGTGTATTTGATAATCCTTATGCCACAGATTATGATGACACACTAACACCTGTCTTTCCTGACATATTAGGAATTACAAATAAATATGGTGCTAGTATTTATTATGAGCACGAACAAGGCACAGATCAAGTTAACAGCACGGCAACCACAGCTATCCCTGCATTTATTAGATCAGGGGATTGGGACATAACATCTAGACGTAGCGCTCTTGGTCAACAGACGGGCATAGCAGATTATAGGGGAGACGGTGAATTCTTTATGGCTGTTAGACGATTTATACCTGATTTTAAATATCAAACAGGTAATGCCAAAGTAACTTTATTAGTTAGTGCATATCCAGACGATGTGGCTGTAAGTTCTCCACTTGGACCCTTTACAGTTACCTCAACAACTGATAAGGTAGATACTCGAGCCAGAGGAAGACTTGTATCTGTCAAGATAGAAAACGATGGTACAGGTGAAACCTGGAGATACGGCACACTAAGATTAGACGCACAACCGGACGGAAGAAGATAATGGATAAAGAATACTTACAATCATTGTATACACCTGAACAACAATTATTACTTTTTGGTGACGCTAATTATTTTAATAATCAAAATAATAATAATTTACCTTTTAACGTTGGAGACAGACTTTTTAATCAGTTTAATAATGCTGGTGCTGTGCCTAATGTGACAACATTTGATCCTAGATCTTTACAAAGTATATTTCCTACAAATGTTCAAAAGGGTATTACCGCATCATCAGCAGCAATTCCTTTTGGAACTCAAGAGGATATTACACAAGGTTTTGTAGATACTGATGAAGAAGATAAAGTAGATTTTTCAACTAATAAAACAGAATCTTCTGGTATAGCTAAATTATTTGAATTCTTATCAAAGTTTAGTCCTCTTGGTTTAGTAAGAGGTGGTTTGGAATCATTAAAAGGATTAAATCAAAAATTTCGTGATAATGATTTTGCACAATCAGACACTATGGAAGAATATTTAGAAAAAAGAAGAAGAAGAAAAGAAACTGATTTTCTTGGAAGTGATGATGATCAAGGAAATATAATTACATACGATCCAGCTAAAGTAAGAGAACGAAAAAGAATTATGAGTCTGAAACCATCAAAACAGGATATAGCTAGAGGTCGAATACCTACTAGAACAAAAACTACTGCGCCTACAAGGTCTTTTTCAAAATCATATTCAGATGCAAAATCAGCATTTTTTGCAAAATAAATAATGGCTAAAATAACAAACTACATACCTGAACCAAAAGAAGAATACGATGTAGAGAA